AGTTGTTATGATGAATATCATTATGGTTCTGTAAATAGAATTAGTCCTGAAGCTCCTGTTCCTATATTTGATTTACATGACACCGTTTCAAAAAAAGGAATGGCGTACAACGTACACAATAATCTTGTAAATCTAAAACTTAAAGTAGATATTATAACAGAATACTCTGAACGTAAGCATAGGTATGTTGATATTAAGACAGGTCAACAACTTATAAGAATAGACGAAAAGATAAAGAAACAATTCTTTGATAACGCAGAACAAATCTTAGATAACTATGCAGCAATAATAGTTTCAGACTACAATAAAGGATTTGTTGCTGATAAAGAAATAGAAGATCTTATAAAAAAGTATAAAGGCCCTATCTTTGTAGACACTAAGAAAAAGGATCTAGCCCAATTTGACGGTTGCTTTGTAAAAATAAACCAGTACGAATACGAAGCACGAGAGTCAGATACCGAAGAACTTATAGTTACATACGGCTCAAAGAAAGTCGAATATAAAAACAGAACCTACATTCCTCCGAAAGTAGAAACTCATGATGTGTGTGGTGCAGGTGACACCTTTCTAGCTGCCCTTGTCTATAAGTATTTAGAAAAACAAAGTATAGACGAGGCTATAAGGTTTGCAATGAATGCAGCAGCAGTTACGGTGCAACATATAGGTGTCTATGCTCCAACACTAGAGGAAATTACTAGATGAGGCTTGAAGGATTTGTAGAAAAAGGTTGGGGGTCTGAGTTTATATGGGCAACTAACGACAAATATTGTGGTAAATTTTTAAAGTTTAACAAAGGTGCAAAGTTTTCAATGCACTTCCACAAAGAAAAAGATGAGACTTGGTTTGTTATATCAGGTAAATTTAAAGTCGTATGGATTGACACAGAAAACGCAGAACATAAAGAAGTTTCTTTGTTAGAAGGAGATGTTTGGCACAATCCACCACTAGTTCCTCATCAAGTAATTTGCTTAGAAGAGGGGAGTCTAATGGAAGTCTCTACTCCTGATTCTGTAGAAGACAATTACAGAGTTGGTAAGGGCGACAGCCAAGAATGAAAATACTAGTTACTGGTCACAAAGGGTTCATTGGTCAGAACATGGTCAATGCCCTACAAGATAAACATCAAATTTCTACGTATGAGTGGGGAAATCAGTACCCAATACTAGATGGTCTTGATTGGGTAATACACTTAGGAGCAGTAAGCTCTACCACAGAGAAAGACATACGTAAGATAACAGTACAGAATATTGAGTCCTCTATATACTTGTATGAAGACTGTATAGAAAGAGAAATAAACTTTCAGTTTGCTAGTTCTGCTTCAGTCTATGGTTTAGATCCTTGTGGTTTTAAAGAGACTGCAGTCTTAAATCCCCTCAATCATTATGCTAGAAGTAAAGCTCTTTTTGAGAACTACATCAAATACAGAGATGCTCCTATTATAACTCAAGTATTTAGATACTTTAACGTATACGGTGATCACGAAGATCATAAAGGAGAACAGGCGAGTCCTTATACTAAGTTTAGAAAGCAAGCAAAAGAAACTGGAAAGATAAAACTATTCAAGAACTCAGAATATTTTTACAGGGATTTTATTCACGTAGACAAGATTATAGAGTATCATCAAAAGTTTTTCTCTATAGAAAAGTCAGGTGTCTGGAACGTAGGTACAGGTTTTGAAAGAAGTTTTTACGAGGTTGCTTTAGAAATATGTAAAGAAACAGGAGCAACTATCGAGTGGGTAGAGATGCCAGAAAATTTAAAGAATAGTTATCAAGACTTTACTAGGGCAGATATGGTTAAACTATGGCAGACGTTAGACTTACCACAGAAGAATTAGAAGACATGATGGATCGTGCAGCTAGGCGTGGTGCTAAAGAAGCATTGCGTTCTATTGGTTTGCTTGATGATGATGCTATAAAAGATATTATAGAAATGAGAAGTTTACTAGAGGCATGGCGTGACACACGTAAGTCTGTCTGGTCAACAATAGTTAAAGTAACCACTGTCGCACTGCTGACGTTTATTGCAGGTGCGGTGTGGATGACAATGGGTAAATAGGGAATAAGATATGAAGAAACCTGAACCAAGACCAAGTGTTGTACTAAATCAAGGAACTGCAGGTTCTTCTGGTATGCCTGTAAGAGATGGAAATAATAATCTAGTTCAAGGTAGATCATCAACAAGTAATTCTCGATCTAACTCTGCTTTAGATAACCTTACCTCATCTTCTAAAAGACGTAAGAAGAAACGTAGGAAAAGGAGAGAGGCAGCAGCCGCAGCAGCCGCAGCCGCAGCAGAGGCAGCAAAGCTTAAAGAGCAACAGGAAGCAGAAGAAGTAACAGAAGTAGATGAAGTAAAAGAAACTGTTACTGATGATTCAGATAAGCTTGATAAAATAATTGAGAGTTACAATCACTATGTAGAGACAGGTGAAGACGATGGAGGAGGATTTGTAGACGCAGCTACAGGTCTACCACCAGGCGTAGACAACGAGCAAGAGGCTTTCTTACTACGTACTGGTAACTTTAAAATGAACATGGCTGATATGAAAAGTATTATCAGCAATGCCAGTGATGATTTAAGAAAAGAGTTAGTATCTACCTACGGTGCCGGGGATGGAGAAGATGCAGCACTCAATAAGGCAGCATCAAGTCTGCTCTATGGTGCTGTAGGATCTAATGCTGATTCAAGAGATTTTGGTAAACTTTTAGCTGTATCTAGATTAGGTTCAGATGCTTTTATTCAAGCTGTGAGTGTAGCTAATACACAGCTTATGACTGAAGGTGTTGTGCAAAGAGATGCTAATGGAAATCCAATTGGGTATGCTCCTGAAACTAAGTTAACTTTTAGTGTTATGAACGGAGAGCCAATTTATAGAGGGGCAGGAGGATTTTTTGGCGGTTTAAATGCAGCAAAGATGCGTTCAAATTGGTTTAATCCTGAAGATATTCAAGGTATTGTAGACGGTGACGTTTATAATAACTACAAAGCCTACTATGATGGTTATAGAAAACAGTTTGAGTTTTTAAACGATTACGACTTTTTAAATATGAAACAGTTTAAAGGAATAACAGCCCCAATCACAGGTGGAGGTGGCGGTGATAACGCATCAAACACAGGGGGAGGAACAGGAGATTCTACTAAAGATACTTCAACTGAAAAAAAGATAGCTAATACTGCTACTACGTATACTCCTGTTACTACAGATACAACAAACATAAATACTACTGATCCTTCTTTAGGTTCTGCAGCAACAGGTACATACCCACAAACTAACGTAACAGGAACTTTTAATACTGCTTCTCAAACTGCAAACTTGTCAGCAGTACCTTCTAGTGTAACAGTTAACTCAACACCTACAGGCACTACTATGGCAAACCTAACTAGCCAATCTCAAGGTGGCACTGGTGGTTTGAAAACGTATACAAATTCTTTTGGTCAATCTGTTCAAGTAACTGAGGACGCACAAGGTAATGCTATAACTTTTGTTCCCCCCGGTTTTACTTCTGCTGCTCAAGGTGGATTAATGGGTTTTTCCAACGGTGGTGATGTAGCAATGGCTAGGAAGTTCTTAGGTTTTGAAGGACCTGACTCACAACTCCCTAACTTTTTACAATCAAATGCACAAGCTGCTGCACGTATGGGTAAATACAGACAGGCTATGGTTGGAATGTCTAACCCTAGAATGGGAGCTAACACAGGTATGTTTGTTCCTACTCAAGAGCAGTTTAAGCAACTGCAAGGTAATCTTGTGGGTCAAACGATGCAGCCTCGACAGGCTAACGTTCAACAGTTACAACCACAAGAAGCAGACTTTATAGGACAGACTGCAGGACAATCATATGCAGTTTCTCCTTTTGCTCAAGTAGCTACGATACCTACTACATCTCAGGCAGGTATGCCTATGACTAAGGACAGTGTTGATTTCAATCCGTTCACAGCTTATAATAAAGTACAAACAGAAACAGGTAAACTGCAACCTGCTCAAGGAACTATAGTTCCTGGATCAACAATAGATCCTGAACAAGGCACTACTTCTTTAGATATAAAAGCTGCACAAGGTAACGAAATAAAGATAGCAGGACCTGATCCTCGTAAACTGCAGACCGATCCTGTTAGTGGTGAGAGTGAGATAATCTCTGGCGTAGCAAATGCACAGACTGCTAAAAACTTTACTGAAGCAATAGAAGCTGCAGAAGCCACACCGACTAAACAAGCTACGGTACAGGGTCAGCTAGAAAGTTTGATGCAGCAGTTTGAGGGTGGTAACACACCTGCTTGGGCTGCAGGTTCTATGAGAAATGCTACAGCTACTATGGCTGCTAGAGGTCTAGGTGCATCTAGCTTGGCAGGTCAAGCTATTATACAAGCCGCAATGGAAGCTGCATTACCTATAGCTCAGATGGATGCACAGGTTGTTGCACAGTTTGAAGCACAGAACTTATCTAACAAACAACAAAAAGCTATACTATCTGCACAGCAACGTGCTCAGTTTTTAGGTATGGAGTTTGACCAAGCATTCCAAGCTCGTGTTCAAAACTCAGTTCGTATTGGTGAGATAGCTAACATGAACTTTACGGCTGAACAGCAGATAGCTCTTGAAGATGCTCGTGCTGCCAACACTGTAAACTTAAACAATCTATCTAACAGACAGGCAGGTGTCATGGCAGAAGCTGCTGCTCTTGCTCAGTTAGATATGGCTAACTTATCCAATCGACAACAAGCTGCAGTACAGAATGCTCAGAACTTTTTGCAGATGGATATGACAAATCTGAGTAATGAACAGCAAACAACTATGTTCACATCACAGCAGAATGTACAAGCTTTGTTTACAGATCAGGCTGCACAGAATGCTGCAGCACAATTCAATGCAGCAAACGAGAATCAAACCAATCAGTTCTTTGCTTCTCTTACTTCTCAGGTTTCACAGTTCAATGCGTCACAACAGAATGCAATAGATCAGTTCAACGCAGGGCAAGCTAACTCATTAAGAGAGTTTAATTCTAACTTGCAACAACAAAGAGATTTGTTTAATGCTCAGAATGGATTAGTTGTAGCACAAGCCAATGCACAATGGAGACAGAATCTAGCTACGTTGAACACTGCAGCAGTTAATGAGAGCAACATGAACTTTGCTCAGACCATGAATGCTTTGACATCTACGAATTTAGATGCAACATGGCAGAAAGAAAGAGATCTTATGAGCTATGCTTTCTCAGCAGAACAAACTGCAGGAGACAGAGCTTTGCAGATTGTGTTGGCTGATAAAGAACTAGAAGCAGTAAGAGAGAAAATTGCTAATGATGAGAAGACGGCAAAGGGTGCTCTTTGGACTAAGCTTCTCTTTAATGTATTTTAGTGAGGTTTATCTGATGAGTTCTAAAGAAAGTTATTTAAACGCAATCCACATGGCTGAAAGGATTCAAGAAGATCCTTCTATTGTTAGCAAAGATACTTCTTCTCCTGAAGGATTAGGTGGGCTGCGTAAAGTTAGAAATGAGATAGTGGACGATAACTCTGTCTTGAATCAAGTTTTAAAAGATGCTTCAAGTATGAATCTTTTAAAAGAAGAAATGAAAAACTTCAAAGAAGAGACAGTTAGTGCTGACACTTCTGCTTTAGTTATACCTGAAAATTTGTATGGTAAGAAGGGTTCTGAGAAAGGAGAGGTAGCTTCTAACTCTTACTACAACAAACCAGTTCCAAAAGGATTTACACGTAATGCAGGTGGTGCTCCTAAAGAAGCACAAGAAGCTGCAATCAAAGAGATAATAAGAGTTGGAAGAAGTCTTGAAGCAACACCTGAACAGATAGCTTATGCCCTTGCGACAGCAAGGTACGAGTCAGGATTTAATATTTATGCTGCTGCTAAATCAACTAGTGCTCTCAGTCTTGGTCAGTTTATAGACGATACAGGTGGAGCTTACGGTTTAAATAGCAGCAACAGAGAAGACCTAGGTATGCAAGCCCAAGCTTTAATTGAACATACGATGGACAATTTTGATATGGCTGAAAAGAAAGGGTATGATAAATCTTATGTCTATGCTTTACACCACGATGGTCCTAAATTAAACAAGGGTGGTTTAGCTATATCTAAGAAACATATTATGCCCTTAGTTTCACAATACCAAAAATTACTGGAGACATATAGATGATTTTTAATTCACCTATTCCAGGGCAGAGTTTAACTACTCCCCCAAGGAATGCACCTTACGAAAGACCTCCTGAGATAACAGATCCAGACGAGGCTCTAGCAGTACACTTAAAACGATTAAGTGATCCAGATGCTATTGAAGATGCAATGTATGTTCTAGAGATTGGTATTGATGTACAAACTCTAGTAGAAGGAATTACTCGTAGTGCTGTCATGGCAGGTATACACTCAATAGATGTAAGCTTGATAATCCAACCAGTGTTGCACGAGTTTATAAAACAAACTGCTGATGCACTTGATGTTGATTACAGTACTGGCTTTGAAGAAGAAGATAGAGATGAATTACGTAAGACAAGAGCTTCAGCTTTAGCTGACAAGAAGCTAGACGAAATGGGAATAGACGTACAGAAAAACGTCAAGGACGTTGACCTATCTTCTAATGAAGGTAGAGAACAAGAGATGGAAGAAGTGGTTGAAGAGATCACTACAGTAGAAAAGCCCAAGGGCTTGATGGCAAAGGACTAAGAGATGGGTTATGCACAGGGTATTCTTCTAGCCGTTCAGGACATGGAAGATCTAAGACGTTACGAGAAAGAGTCTGAGTTTGAAAGAGAGAAGTTTGAAAAAAATCTAACTGCTCGATATAGGTCAGACATACTGCCCTTTGCTCTTGAGGCTTTGAAGAAACAAAAAGCTCTTACCATTAAAGAAGCAGATTTAAAACGTGTTGCTCTTGAAAAAGGTTTCACTCGTAGAGTATCAAATGCTTTATATGATAGAGGTCAGCTAGAAGAAATGGTAGCTCTAGCTCAAGATAAAAATGTAGATCCTAAATTTGTTACTATTCTAAACTCTAGTCTTGAAAAACAATTAGATAAACGAATTAAAGATAACCCTACAGAAGCTGCTGATAAAATGGTTCAAGGTGTTCAAGCAGGTCTTTCTGTAGACGGTAATATAGACACACCTGAGAAAGAGTTAGAGTCAATAACAATGGCTAAACTTTTTGCTGCAGATGTTAGTCCAGAAGATCTTTTAGACATGACTGCACAACTGCAAGTACAAGCTCAAAGAACATACGAAGATGATCCTCTTGATATAAGAACAGAGGCTGCTGCAGAGCTAACTAGTACTGAAGCAAATAGGCTTAAGAAAGTAGCTATGGATACACTAGGTCCTCAGATGGGAGAATACTTTGACGTATCATCAGATGCTTACGGAAACAATATATATGTTTACAAACCCTCTGCTCCTGCACAAGTAAAACTTTTATTTAATAATATAGCTACCACAGTTAAAGAATTAAATAGAAGTCAGGATGTCGGAGATGTAAATGCACAAGATATAAATAATTTTGTAATAACCCAAGTTTCTGATCTGTTGAGGATGTCTCCTCCTGAACAAAGAAATAATACTATAGCTTATCTATCTGAACAGTTACCAAACTTAGTGAGTCTAGATCCTATAGCACCTCCTGCTTTTGAAAAAGTAGTTAAAAAAGAGGGAAGTGGAGAACCATTAGATGCTACAGGTGTTCAAATGAATATATCAGGGGCAGGAACTTTTGGTGAAAAAGTTAATGCTGCAACAGAATGAGTATTAAATGTCTAACTATTTAGAAAAAGTAAAAGACAAAGAGTTTATATCTTTAAAAGACGATTCAGATTTTCAAGACGATCTGATTCGTTTTTTTACTGGTGATAGGTATAACTACTCTAGAGAAGAGTTACTTGAAAAGGGTGCTGAAGGTTTAACAGAAGACTTCATAACTCACATGAGATATCAAGCTGCAAACGAAGTGACTGCTCTAAAAGATTTACAGTATGTTCAGGACAGAGAGAATGTATCTGATCAAGAGCTAGAATCTTTTGGTAACTTGATGAATGCGTTTGATCATTCAGGTGAAGTAGGAACAGGTGTGCTTGATGGAGCTAAAGATTTTATAGGTGCTATTGCTTCTTCTCCTTCTACTGCAGCTACTGTTGCAACAGGAGGTTGGGGTGTAGGTAGTAAACTTGCAGCTCGAGGTGCAACTAAAGCAGCTCAACTAGCTATACGATCACAGATAGATGATCTTATAAAGAAAGGTCTAGGAAAAAAAGCTGTTAAAGAAGCAGTACAGAAGAGTGTTCTTACAGAGGGAGCATACGGTGCAGCTAGGAGTGCTGCATTTGAAGGTGCTATAGGTACAGCCATAGGATATTCTAGGGGAGAAACCAGAGAAGAAGTAATTGAAGGATATGAGTATGATACAACAGACTTAGCACTTGACGCAGCTTTAAGTGCAACAATTGGTTCTGTAGTAGGAGGCGCAACTTCAGCCTTTGGTCAAAGAGCTAAGAACAAAGCCGCAGATGCTCTAAGTAATGTAGCTTTTAAAGAAAAGTCTGCAAAGACTAGAGCAAAGAATGCTGCAGAAAAAACAATAAAACAAAAAAGACGAAGCCCAAACTTAAAGAAAGCAACGGATCAATCCTTAGAGCTATTTAAAAATTTAGCAGTCAGAGAACAAACAGAATTATTACAAAAAACAAAACCAAAATTAAATCCTTTAGATGTAGATCTAGTTAAAAGAGGACAGACTCTTAGAAGTCAATTACTTCAAACAGGAGTAGAGGACACAGAAGTAACTCCCGGTCTATCTCTTAATACACTAAAAGGTATAACTGCTGCAACTATGGATCTTATAGACAAAGTAAAACCTAGTAAAGGTGAGAGAATAACTAGTGCTGTAGCTAGATTTATGTCTACAAATAAAAATATAAAAGAGATAGAAAAGATAAAGAAAAAGTACGGTCTTTCTTCAGAAGATTTCTCTTTAATATACCTTGCTGATTTATCAGAAGCAGGTAAAAAATTAAATGAAGCAAGTCAGATAAGTAAGAAGTTAAAGTCTGCTACACCTATGACTAAAGCACAACAACAAATTGATGATATACTTTTAAATATTAAAAAGCTTAATGACTCTCGACTCACTACTTTTAATGATAACTTTGCACAGTCAATAATAAGCAATGCTATCAAGAACAAAGGTGGTAAGGTAGGTACAGTTTTAAATATGGCTAAAGAGTTAGACTCTGCTCGTATTGCTTTTATGACATCTCAGGTTGGTACTACTGCAGCTAACGCATTTACTTCTGGGTTCAACACATTCCTTGACATATCTGATCAGTTTTGGAAAGGGTTGCTAACTGGTGAAGCAGTTCAAAGAGGGTGGACAAAAGGTGTCTTTGCTAACCTAAGAGGTATGACACTCAGTAAGGATGAAGCAATCATTCTTAAAGAGATGATGTTAAAAGAACAACCAATTGCTTACCGAAATCTTTTTCATGATGTCCAGAGAGCAGAGACAACCATTGAAAGTAACAGTATTCTTTCTCAAGCAGGTAGGTTTGTTAACACACTTAACTCAGGTGTTGATGCTATCTTTAAACAGTCAATGCTGTACGCAGGTGTTGATAGAAGACTGAGACAACAAGGTAGAACCTTTGCAGAGTTTATTGAATCTGGTCAAACTATAGAGAAAGGTTTACCACCTGGTCTCCTACAAGATGCTATAGAAGATGCACAAAGATTTACGTTCCAACAAACGTATGCAGGAGATAAGTCTGCTTATGGTAGGCTCGTTAAAGGTGTAGTTAAAGCCCACAGAGAAGCTCCGTTTATTATTTCAGGAGCACTAGGTATTCCTTTTCCTCGATACATAGCAAACCATTTAGAATACATAAACGATTACACACCTATTGGTTTAGTTACTGGTGGTCTATCAGGTTTAGAAAGCCAACTCTATAAAGGAACTAAGTACAAGACTTGGCAAGATAAAACAGCAAGACAAATTAGTGGTGCTGCAATGCTTATGGGTGGTGTATATCTTGCTGCTCAAAAACAAGGTGAGTTAGACTACGGAAGTGTTGAAACTATATCAGGTGGGACAGTGGAGACAGGACGTGTGGCAGGTCCTTTCGCAGCTCACCTTCTTTTGGGTGATTTAATATACAGATTCTTCAATGGATTGCCTATAAAAAATATGGGGGAAGATTCTTTAGAAGTTGCTCTTGGTATGGGAGATCTTGGTTTTGATTTTTCTCTTGTTAAAGATATAAAAGACTCAGTTAGAACAGGAGAGTTTACTGTAGGTTTTGAAAAGAGAGCAGGTAATATTGTATCTACTTTTACTTACCCTGCTACTATTGCAAGAGATATAAAAGCACAGCTTGATATAGAGGCAGCAGGTTCTCCTTTTACAAGACCTATTATACCAGGGGATGAAGGTAAGGTCAGTGACTTTGGGGAAAGAAACTTCCTGATGGACATTCTTCAATCAGAGTATATTGCTGCACAGTCTGCTAGATTTTTACCTGACACTGATTTTTTTCAGTATGCTGATTCGTTTAACGGTAAGAACGACATAAAGATTTACGGAGGATTTAACGAAAGAGCAACAGGTTCTATCAATCCTTTGACAAAACAAATAGGATTCAGAGAAGATCCTCCTCTAAACAAACTTCAAAAAGAAATGAATATTTTGAAGGTTGAAGAGTACGAACTAGTAAACAGTAGGACTGTTAAGAATCCGACAGTATACCACGCAGTTACTTTACGTCTATCCAAGAAAATGCCACAGCTTTTTGAGGCTTGGTCAGAGCAAGTTGTTCTTGGAACAGGAGAAGCAGGTGAGGGTAAAGGGGCAATAGTATACGGTAGCAGAACCTATGATGAACTAGGTAACGACTACAAACTAAAAGAGGTAGCTCTAAGAAAGTTTGTTCAAGAAGCTGTAGCAAATGAAGTTGCTATCGTAGAAAAAGCTTTTGAAGATTTGCTTACCAAGTCACCTCAAGCTGCTGTTGGTTTTATTAGGAATCAATATGCTTTTACTGAGCAAGAAATGATTGATAAAACTAAAATGAAAAACATCTATGATTACTCTGCACAACAACTAGCTAAAGAAGACGGATCATTCTATGCAAACGCAGGTGAGTATATAACTGATACAAGTAACGTAGCTGTAGAAGTAATTAGAAGACAAGAGATAATGTCCATTGCTAGAGCTATAGCAGATGGATCATCCAAAGCTGTTCTCTCTGAGATACGAAAAAACCCCTAGCCGAAACTAGGGGTTAAGTCTAAGACGATTTATCTTTATTTTTTTATGATCAAGCATTAGGCAGGAGATACAGAATGCTTGATTAACGATCTCGTCTGACCGCATATACTTTCCAGATGCTAACAAACCCGACAATGCAGCACCTGCAAAGTAATCCCTACTAGGTACATCACCTGTAGGAATCTCTGATTTAAGAAACTCTTGGGCTTCTTGCTCAAGGGTTTTTTTATTTTGTCTGTTCATTTATGTTTTTCAACCCACTTCTTACGAAGACGGTCTACATACCAACTCATTTTATCAATATCTTCTAAACCATTTTTATTTTCAAATCTAAATAAATATCTTATAATATTGGTAACATGAGGAACGTACTCTGCTGAAGTATTCTCAGCCATAGCCTCAATGATTTCAATACATTCTAACTTTGAATTAGTGTAGTGAATAGGTTTGTTTACTGGGTCAGGTAATGATCCTATTGTTAAAGTATCTAACCCTGTCAGTGTATACTGTTCTTCCATTTCTTTCCTTCCTGCCAAATCTAAAAGATCTGAAACATCACATTCTCCACAAAGACCACTATCATCTAGATAGCTTCCACATATAGGACATGTCATAGCTCTACTAGTTCTGCCTCTGTGTATGGGATATGAAAGAATGTTTCACCCTTCCATATATTTTTTCCTTTGGCTTCTTTGATTCTATCATCAGTCATGAGAGTATCTTTTATTCGCCAAGCTTTCTTAAGATTTTTATCAAAGACATAGAAGTTAAGAACACCGTTCTTTTCTTTATACTTTTCTATTAACCTTCTCTTTCGAGAGGGAATCCTAATCTCTTCCCAGTGAGTAGGCCAGTCACCTGCCCATGCAGTCTTTACTTCTGCCTCATTAAAGTATGTGTACCCATCCTTCTGAGTAACTACGTCTACATTGTAGTCCTCTACGGTTGAGACAACTTGGTGTCCTTTGTTCTTGAGATGTTCTACTAAAGCTTCTTTAGCTTTTTCATCAAAGATATTATACCAAGTCTTGCTAAACGGCCTGTTAGTTCTTTTCATTATGCCTCCTTTTTAGTTCGCATAAAAGAAGTTGTTGCTCGTAGTCGGACATTAACATCCAATTCCGTATCTCGTCAACAGTTCTTTTACATCCCACACAGAAACCATCGTCACCTATATCACAAACTTTAATGCAAGGAGATGGAGTGCTCCCAAATCTAGGAGCAATCCTTCTTCTTACATGAGGGATACTCATACTACATACACAAATCTTCATACAGACTTGTATAAAGTCTATGTTTGCTTTGATCTTTACTAACGTACTTCTTTTTAAACCAAGCTAGTATGTTATTCACACTTACGCAGTCCTGTCGCAACATCATAATAACAAGCACCCCCCTCGTCTACAAAGTCCTGAGTCTCTTCAATGTCATCTTCTTGAACTAGTTCCTCAGAAGCAGAAGCATTGAGAATACCATAACGTTTACCTGCTGCCCTGAATGTTGTGCAACCAGAAGCACCGCCATCATAAGCATCCATGTAGACTTGTTTAAACTCTTCCCATGTAACTTCTTCACCTGTGTTACATGTCTTAGAACAAGCTGAGTCAACAAATCGAGATGCAGCATTCAATACTTTTACGTGATCAAACACAGACAATTCATCTGCTGTCTTACCTTTAACTCCAAACACTCTGAATCCGTAGTCTTCTACTCGTTCAACCTTAGGTCCATCAAAGGTTTGGATAGTTCTGTCGTAGTAATGGGAGAAGACTGGCTCAATACCTGAAGAGATGTTGTCTGCTGAGAGGCTGATAGTTCCTGTTGGTGCAACAGAAAGAAGATGAGAGTTACGAATACCATGCTCCCTAATGAGATCAAATATGTGAGGAGGTAAAGACCTAGAAAAACCAGACTCAAGGTAAGCTTCAGTAAATAAAGGAAAGGGTTCTTTCTCAATAGCCAACTCAACAGAAGTTGTGTATGCAACATCCCTAATTACTCCCATTATTTCTTCTAGGGCCTGTAGGAAACGTTCACTACCATACTCAAACCCTAATGCTTCTATGCAATTAGCCACGCCTGTTACACCTAAACCCATACGTCTTTTACTTTTAGCTTCCTCTTCCTGTTCTTTAAGAGGGTACACTGCTCTGTCTACTACGTTGTCCATTGCTCTGACAACATGTGGTATATCATTTCGTAGTTGATCCCTATTAAAAACAAACTTACCACCAATGTTAACGATATACTTTGTCAGGTTAAAAGAACCTAAAAGACATGCACCGTTAGGAGGAAGAGGTTGCTCACCACAAGGATTCGTAGCTGCGATAGTTTCACAGTACTGTAAATTATTCTTCTTATTGATACGATCAATGAAGAGGATTCCAGGCTCTGCCCAATCCCATGTGCTGCGTAAGATCTGATCCCATAGTGCAGTAGCACTTACAGTTTTGTAAACTCTATCCTCAAACTTAAGATCAAAGTCTTTGTCTTCCTTGACTGCTTGCATGAACTCGTCAGTCACACCCACAGAGATATTGAACTGAGTAAGCCTATCACTATTGTTCTTTGCTGTAATAAATTCTTCAATGTCAGGGTGATCTACACGTAGCACTCCCATCTGTGCTCCACGTCTGTGTCCTGCAGATGATATAGTATCACAGATAGCATCAAAGATTCCCATGAAAGACAGAGGGCCACTTGACCTACTATCCAAAGAACGTATCAATGCACCACGAGGACGCAGAGTAGAGAAGTCGTAACCAATACCACCACCTAGTCGCATTGTTTCTGCTGCACGTCTTGCAGCTTCCATGATACCATCCATACTATCTTCAATAGTAACAGAGACAAAGCAGTTGTAAGGAGTCACACGTCTTGGTGCTCCCATAGCAGACTGCACCCTACCTGCCGGGAGAAATCGTTGGTTGTATAGTATGTCTCTGAACTTTGAGAAATGTTCTTCATCATCCTTTAATGCTTCAGCTACACGAGTCATTGCTTCTTTAAATGATTCGCCTTTGCTTCGATACTTCATTGAGTGTATCTCTTCTGAGATTGGCTGCGTTGGTCCGTACTCTATTTCTGTGTTGGGTATATTCATCTGTAATCTCCTGATCCTTTTATTTTACCACGTTTTTCTCTGCTATCTAGCTTCTTCATATTCTCTTTTACTACATCATCAAGGTTTATTCCTAAAAGATTCAGGATAGCTATGAAGTAAAAGAACATATCCCCTGCCTCTAGTGTAACACTATGCTTATCTAAAGGTGTATCATCTCTTTTGTGCTTCTTTAACTTTTCAAAGAACTCTCCTGTTTCTCCTATCAAACCCATTGTATTTTCTAGGAATCTTTTATCACCAGAGGTAATCATTTTATTTTCTACCCACTCAGCATAATCTTCTAGCTTAACTGGTTCTAATGTTTGAAAGGCTTCAAAGTACCCCATATCCTCTAGATCTTTTCCTGTTAACATTACTTCTCCTTTACTTCTATCTCTTCTATTTCCATATCATCTATATCATAGATAGTATCCTCTATGACTTCTTTTAAACCTATCGTTGCACCACTGATATCTGAAGCTATGAAGTTAGCATCAGGGTCTAGCTTAACTAGCATTGTTACTTCAAACAACAAAGATGAAACTCCAAGTTATAATTAAATTTTTAATACGGTCAAGAATTATTCTTTAATCCATTCATCAGGAATGTCTTTATCTGCAAACTTGAAACCATATCTATTACACCAATCTCCATAGGAGGACTTAGCTCCTTTATAAAGTTTGGCTCTACTGTTCTGAAAAACAAAACGAATATCTAGTTCAGGGAATTGTCTAGCTATCTCTTTGTGCTTACGCCTGTCGGGTGCTACAAATCGTCCTTTAGCTTCAATGATTATTCCGTTGTCCAACACAAAGTCAGGAGTGTAAGTCCTAGTCTTTATGTCAATCCACTTTATCTTTTCTTTCTCGTAAGTGAACTTAACTTTTTTCTTTTTTAATTCTTTAGCAAGATCATCCTCAAATCCAGAACGGTATCCTGCTTTGAGGGCTGATGTTCTAAATCTTTTTCTGTTCACTACAACCACTCAGGTTTTTGTATCACTGTGTAGTCACCCCAACCTGTGCTGTAATCAGATTCTTTCTCTGCCTTTGCGATAGTAGCTAAAGTTTTGTGTAGTTTTTTCATACCCCAATGCATAACATCTTGTCCCATCTCATGTATATGTGAGATGTATGGAGCAGATTTTTCACAAGCAATAAAAGAAAATTTATCTACTTCATAACCTGCTAACTTACATGTGTATACATAGTGAGCACCCTGCAACAAGTACCCATACTTGATACACTCTTTCATAAAACCTTTTGGACTAGCATCCTGTGTTGTCTTTACATCAAAGACTGTATGCTCTGCTTCAATCAATAAGTCTGGGCGAGTTTTCAAAGTTAAACCTGAGATAGGATCTTCCACAAAAATACTTATCTCGTTTAATCTATCAGGATGATTTAAGTAGGACGAACAAATAGGATTGTTTAGAGCACCCCTCGTTATACAGTTGGCTACGTTAAACTCTACCTCAGTAAGTAAGATCTGATCTTCACCAAGGTTCTCTTTCATCTCTTTGAACGCAAGACTTGATTTAGTCTTAGGACCTTTGACTACTAGGTTACGTTCTCTCTCTAGTAGGTTAGCATGGACAGCACTACCCATAGCAAAAGCAGGGTTGTTTGAGTTACGTTTCTCACCCTTCCAATGTGCCAATGACTTTTTATATACAGACTTTACAGCACTAGAAGATATACCACCTCTTGAGTGATACTCTTCATTAGACATGTTTGATAGTATTTCTATTTTATAGGACATTTGTTTTCCTTATGAATAGCCCCACCCAAGGAATAGGAGGAAAGGTGGGGCTACTGTTATTCTAGGTATTAAGAAAGGGAGAAACCTAGAATGGTATGGAGTCAGCTTCAACTTCTTTGGGAGGTGATTTAGTTGAGGCTTGACCCCCTGAGAGGTCTTCAAACATAGAAGATGATTGGGAGGAATTACCTTCTGATTCGTAGACCACATGCTCCGTAATCTGTACACCTTGTAGTCGTGTACCATTACGAGGTTTAGAGTCAAAGACAGCTAACTTAACTCTGCCTTTACTTCCGTTACCTATGAGTCCATTACCTTCAAGACTCCAAGGTTTACCAGAAATGTCTGCAACGATAGGAGGACCACCCATCCAATCTTCACGTCCTTTGTGTGGGCGTGAGAATGTGATCTGATTTCCACCGTCTACCTTCTTACTTTCTTTTGCACTCCCTGCATCTTTAAGTATCTTAAGGTTTGCATCGTTCATTGTAACGGTTATCTTATATGCACCGTCAGTTTCCTCATGGAACTGTGCTCGATCTCTGTTCTGTTCAAACAGTTTAGCCCAATCCAAAGTCCCTTCAATTATAATATCTCTTGTAGCCATTACAGCCTCCTTTACTTTGTGTTAATTTACTTATTACTAATTACACTGTATGTCAATGGGTTTCAGCCCAATTTTTTCCTACGTCATATGAGCCTGGAGTTGGTATCTTAAATCCTAGTTCTACCCCTGTCTCTAACATACAGTCTGCTTGTATCTTACCAAGTAGTTCTGCTTCTTCTTTAGTTCCTATCACCTCTACTTGGTACTCGTCATGTATAAAGCCAACCATCTTAAACCTAAGTCCTTCTTTCCTAGCCTTATCATGCCACTTGAGTAAGCTATGTTTCATCAGACAGGACTCACCGTTCTGTAGTATACCTGCTAATGTTTTGTGTGCATTGGGTACTGGAACTTTACGTCCATCGTAACCCTTGAACCAACCTTCATCAGCAACTTTAGGAACGTAGATGTTCTTTAAGTCTGACAAACCATCAATGCTTTGCTCAAATCTAGAACGTGCATCAACAGCTTCTTTAGAACTTACGTTAAGTATCTGTGCTGTTTTAGCAACCCCTGCTCCAAGCAGCCAAGCATATATAAAAGTCTTTGCCATATCTCTTGTACCATTTGGTACGGCTAAAGCTTTCTTATTTAAGTTATGAATATCTGTTTCGTCTTCTTTCTTTCCTTCCATTATAGCTATAGCATACTGTTCAGCATCATACTTTCTCCAAAGATAGTCAGCTAATACTCTAAGTTGGATACCGTCTGCATCAGTACCAACCAACCATGATCCTGATGGAACTGTCCAACAAGATCTGAGGTGCACGTCAAATTGTTTCTTTACTTCTTCAACAGGTGTCTTTGCAGACCCATGAAAAGGTGAGGAAATGTTAGCAGTGTTAGGTTCTTTATGAGAGCACCTACCTGTCCATGCTCCTATGTTATTAATACTGCCATGAATCCTTGAGTTATCTTTACACTGCCCTATCCACTCCACTAGTGATGAACGCCTACCTTCAAGTGTCAACCACTGGGCTAAAGCTTTTGCTCCTGTGGGTGCTGTCTCAGGAAGTGTGTTGAGGTTTGCCTCTGATACAGTGTATCCGTAATGATCAAGGTGTTCCTTCTTATCATTGTAGAATTGCTCGTCCATAAAGGCTACGGACTTACCATATGGATCACCTATCTTCTTACGAGAGAAAGCTAGTGCTGTCTTTGTTCTATCAACAGGATTCCATTTTGCTTCCCAAAGAACATCTATTCTATCCTTTGAAGATCCAGGATTAAAGGTTGAGTAATCAAAGCAAACAAGATCTTCACCGTCTACTGTGGTGAGTGCATACTTTTCTTTTGCTTTTGTTACCGTAGCCATCTCAGCACCGTCTTGTTTGAGTCGGTACTTGATCCTGTTCACCTCTGTTAGTTTAGGTGGGAAGTCTATCTCAAACTGAGATTCAAGATCAGACATTTTTGTTTTGACTGAGTTGAGTAAGAACTCTGCTTTAGTTTTATCAAAGAAGAAACCAAAGTATTTTGTCCTTACCAACTCTATTTGTAGATCGTGCTCAACTCTTAAAGATCTACGCCAATCAGCATTCCAAATAGTATCATGGAAATGGTCATACAAAGAGCTTGTAACCTCGATATCTTGATACCAGTATTCAACCATGTCATTACTGAACTCATTAAAGTCATAGAAATCTCCTTTATGTTTATTTAATCTTATACCCCAAGCCTGTAAACTATGGGGAGACTTAGCCCCTTTTGGTATAGGTACGTCATAGTTTAATAGTCTACTTACTACAAGAGTATCTATTATTTTCTTTGGATCTATTAGTCTTGGCTTCAAAAGTTTGTTAAGCATTGGTGCATCAAACTGTATGAAGTTGTGTCCAATAATTAAGTCTGTTGATTCGTACCACTTGATAGCTTCTGACCGGGCTACTTCATCCTCGTGGCAGTTATCAAACCTATACTCTTCACCTGTGGTTAGGTCACGTCCACCACATATCCAAAGTTTGTTACTGTTATCAAGACCGTTTGTTTCAATGTCACTTACAACAATCTTCATCCTTCAAAGACCACCTCTTCAAGGACAGTTGTCTCTGAATCATAGAAGACTGACCCTGCCCTACCAAGTTTGGCAAACGGTCTGTTCTTATCAACATAGAAGTGAGTCGTGTTTCTCTCTGTATCATCCGTTGATTCAGTATCACGAGTCAACTTCACACAGATGATTGCTTCTTCTTCAAGGGATGCAGCATACTTGGTACGTCCATCATCATTGACCTGTGATATAAATACCACACCTATGTTTAATTCTTTAGCAAGCTGTGCCATTCTTGATCCAAGAGTAGTCAGTGTACTTGTTGCACCCTCAACTCCTGATTGAGATAGGTAAGCAAGTCTTTGTACGTGGTCAATGAAAACAAACTCTGCTCCGTATATAGTTGCCGCCATACGTACATAGTCTAGTAGTTGAAGAGGATCATCGTGAGACTGCATCTCAAAGATAACTGTGTTCTCTCCCCCTGCAATCTTTTGAGCAGCTTGAATGACTTTCTCTTCACTAAATCCTGTAGCTATTGCATCCTCTTTGGTTCGTACATTCCAACCAAGTTCGTGGGTTGCCATTGCTCTATAGGTAGTGGACTTCATCTCTTCCATATGTAGCAGAGCAATACGAGTATCCTGTCTGAGTAGACCTATCTCAAAGTATCTGACTAGCTCAGTCTTACCTTGACCTCTAAGTGCTTTGATAAAAGTAAGACCGCCTTTAACAAGACCACGTATCTTATCATCAAGAGCAGCATGACCTGTCGGTACGTACTCATAAGGATTCTCAGTAGAGATTGCTTTCTCTACCTCAACATCACCAACAAAGAAGTTGTCAGGGCTGAATCTTTGAGGACGTAAAGCAGACCACTTAAGCTTATCTCCTGCACCGTTAGTCAGGAAATCATTAGCATCTTTGTAAGTATTGAGGGGGACATAATAGAACTTCTCAGGAAACATACTATACAGTTTCTCTGCTGCAGCTTTACCTGCTGAGTCTAACTCACCGCCATAAACTATTTCGTCAAACGAATTGAGGTACTCATGAGTGTTCTTTAAAAACTTCTCAGATAGAGAAGAGCTAGGTAAAGACTTAACTGGGTAAGACTTACCTAGTATCTGATACAGTGATGCTGCATCAAACTCACCTTCAGTTATATAAATTCTTTTAGAAGATCCTGCATTGAAAGAAGGTCCGAACAAATCATTCAGACTTCCCCTATCTTTTAACCAAAACTTTTTCTCGTCATAGCCTCGATACTTTACATTGTCACTATACTTGAATGCGTATCTGACAGGCACATCATTCTCTCCTAGCTGTAGCTGTATGTTGTACAGCTTTGCTACGTCTGGATCTAAACCCCTGATGTCTGAGAATGTAGTTCCTTTTACTGTTACTTTCTTTATGTCAGTGTTAAATGGTTTTGTTGGGTAGGTTTCTTTCACCCAATCAAATACTTTTTCTGAGGAAGGATAGCCTCGTTTACATTTGAAACAATATCCTGTCTTCTCTAGAATGTTATAGGAGAACTCGTCTTTACCACCGCATGATTCAAATGGGCAAGGCTGATGGCTTATCTCATTGCTCTCGTTTACCACTCCCTTTACTGATCCTTTCATTTACCGTATCCCTTTCTTTTGATCTTCTCTTTTCATCATCGTCTAAAGGACGTATCTCTTTAGATATTCCTTTGCGTCTGTCAATATACCACTCCTTTGGTTTATTACAATAGTCTTCAGTCATGACTTGTATAAATCTTTCTTGCTTTTGGTGGAAAGGTTTCTTGATTCCATCCATTTCTTACTTGCTCTGCTGCCCAGGAGTAAGTGATAGACCAATACCTTGAAGCCTCTGCTACACTAATAAAGTCTTTACCATAGAGTCTGCATTCTTTCTGCTTTTGTTTCTGTGTTGGTTCATACTGAATACGAATGTGTGATGGTTTATCTTTTGGTTGCATCACTCGTTGCCTATATTCTTTGGTGCATAGACTTCACCATTGTATTGGCTACCAGTCTCAGTGTCTGCTCCAAAGTTACACCATGCTAAGATAACTAGGATTGCCATGATCCAGTAGAATGAAACCTTACACCACTTGATAAACCCTTCAAATGTTTTCTTTGCTTCTATCTCTGCTGCTTGACTTGGTGTCATTGTAGTTTCTCCTTTCTGACTTCCTCTACACCTACTGCATAGTACTGACCTGTCTCAAACATATCTAAGATAATTCTTTTGTCTTTTGCCCTCATGTAAAAACTTACATGACTATTGTCATCTCTGTTCTTTTTTATTTTAACTAGGTATCTCTTCATTGCTGTACCTCCACCTCTAGACAAGCCACTGTCTCTGACTTGTGTGTTATCATCTTGGCTGCTTTACTTAATTCAATCTGGCACTCTTCCAATGTGGCATAGTTACCTAACTGGTAGTGCTCCACTGTCTGTGTGCTGAACAACTGCATCCACACTAATACAAACATCATTTACTCTCTCCTATTTTATCAAGCTTATCTTGTAAACGTATTAACCTTTTCTCTAGAGTAACAATCCTATTTGCTAATTCTATTTTTGCTTTTGTGTCATAATAATATTCTACTTTATCTTCGTCACTCCACCAAGGACTATATGCCATCTCCTGTCTCCTTAAAATAATCTCAGTTGAACTGGTGCTTGATACACCTGCTCAAGTCTTGGATGTAACACTTCACTAAACTCAATGTCACAAAAGTTACCACAGTCAGGCATAATCATTTTCTGATTACGTCCTTCATCAGGGTGTAGTTCATCCAAGAAAACATTTCTAATACAACTGTTGCCTACTTCTCTTTCAGCTTCAGCCATCTTTTTAAAAATTTCTGGAAAGTCTTTTCGTATTTTATTCCAGTAACCTTTACCACCTTTGACACAGCCAATACAGTTATTGTTACCATACCCTAGCTTGTACATCTCAGGACGTTTGATCCCTTGCCTCTCTAAATAGAACAGACACTCAGGTTTATTCATCTTCTGTTCAATTAAAGGGAACAAAGGTTTCGCAGCAGGATACTGTTCTTGAAAACGTATGGCTCTGTTTACTTCTTTCTTTGTGTACTCAAAGCCAAACACTTGAGCACTATACTTCTGCTCACGTTCAATCTTTTGACGGACTTTCTTTTTAAGAACAAGAGTACATCTTGCTCCCCCCGGTCCGTTCACATACTTGTCTTTGAGGATAACATCAAACTGATCTTTGTATTTTTCTGGTGCTCTGTCTACAGTAATCTCTTTACCGTACCACTCTTCACACTCTTCTTTGAACCTGTCATTATCTGGATGTGCACTATCAATAGCAAAGTAGATAGGTTCTACATTCTCTTTACCGAACTCGTCCATAGCTAACTTAGTTGCTACTGCACTAGTTACCCCTGCACTCCACCAAGAAATAATTTTCAAGTCATGACTCCTTAAACATAACTGTAGTTGTATTCAGCATCTAGTGAGTGCCATGCTTGTTCGTATTCGTAATCCCAATTAGTACCACCATCTTCCATCTCTCCTTCTGCTATAATCTTAGCCCAATGATCTAGGCTAGGCTCGTGGTCAAGTGGCAATTCCTCCTGGAAATATACTGATAAATCTTCACTTACAGTACCGTCTGAATTTAAAACATGGGATACCATACTTCCCCCTTATCTCTCTGTTGTTTAACATCATCTAGTATTCTCTTGAGGTTGTCTGCTTTTTTGTTTTCTCCATCCCATTCGAGGTCACTGATATCCTTCTGTAGATCTATGATATATTGTTGTACAGCAACAACTTTTTCTTCCTCGTATTTTAAATGCCTCACAATTCATTCTCCCTATCCAGTAAGTAACATCATCATGTGGATCATCTATCCAAGTCTTCTCCTTTTCGCATCTCAACAACATAACTCTCCCCATTAAGTTTTGCTATGCCTTGTACTGCACTATCAACTCCCTTCTCAAAACCCTCGTCAAAAGCATCCGATATGTCTTCGTTATCGTGGTACTTTCTATACAAAAATCCTGCTATAAAAGATAGCACAGCTACAAGTACAGTTATCGGTTCTGGTAAAAATACAGTCAATGATAGACCCTTTCTTTTTTATTTTGTTGCCAAGCTAGGTAGTCTTCTTCTAATAGACCGTGATGTTCCATAAACTCTTGCAAATCTAAGACTTGGTACAACAAAGATCTATTACTGTCTACAATCCTGCGTACAGAGGGTTTAGATTTATATAGTTTAAGAACTTCACGCAGCTCAGAATCTGATAGAGTCCAGTACTCGTCTTCGTCTTCCATAATCTTCCTAACTTTAAGTTATACTTTAAGTATTCTAATAAAAGAATAGAAATAAAAGAAATAACTTTAAGTAATACCTATAGTATATACATATAGGTATTGACTCAAAGTTATTTCAAGTAGGTCATACTGTCACACTATGACAGAACGATGATCAACCAAATTAAAATTGATACACCTACAGCTACAAGATCAGTAGCCATGTCTTTCTCCTTCCGAAACTCTACGAGTTGTACTCAAAACGAAACGATAATCAAGAACTAAAAAACTTTTTCTTGGATACGGATACTAAGATCGTTATCAATTTTTCTATTAGCTTTGTTAACTAAGTAGTTGATAACAGTGCAGTATATCTCACCCTTATCTATACCATAACGAGTCATGAAGTCTGTCTTAGTACTACCCTTTGGGGTTTTATAAGAAACTTTTATCTCGTACATTTTATTTTTATTTTGCATTTTAATCTCCAGGTTAATAAAAATATTCTGCGTCAAGCATATAGTCTTGGACTATACTACTTGTCTTCTCAACAGATTTTCTTTCCATCGATGCTGCTAGTAAGGCTAAAGATAAAGATCGCAGCTCTTCATTATCTAATTCTTTATAGAACACACTCTTGAATATTGCTTGGGTTCTAGGGTTCATGTTCTAATCTCCTTTTACCTTCTGCGTAAGTCATCGTCAGTCACCTCTACTACATCCCTCCAATCGTATATGTCTTCCTTTGTTCCTAACCGGGGTTTGAAGTAACCTACATCACCCACCTGACCCAACGCAATCTTTGCTGCATTGGATGCGTCTACTACAGTGTAGTTCAGAAACATAACGGCTTTACCGTTCTTATGATAAGTTAGGGTACGCACGTATTATATCCTCCATTGCTTTGTTAATATATATCAAGCCGTTCAGTGCTTTCTCTTTTTCTTTTCTAGTTTTAAAATTTGATATTGAATCTCGTGTAAGAGCATTGGCAATGTTCATTACGTCCATTACCTTCACTCTGCTGAAAAGTATATCATTCACTTCCATCTCTATCCTCCAATTCTTTTAACTGTTCTTCCCACGCATCTTGCCATACGGCTGCGTGAGCAATCTCTGATGATACCCAACCATGTCGCACACCTGTTCCGTAGGTTTTCTCTAGATCCAGGATGCGGTTCTTGTAATGGTTGACCATCTTCTCTGCTTCTTCTTGGTTTATACTATACATTGCTAATGGCATTGTCATACCTCATGCTTACATCTATTCTCCAACTAAAACCTGTTAGCTTATTGGAGTCAGATAAATTTAATTCTTCGATGTACTCTTCTACTATCTTTGCTACAGTGTCTATCTCAGTACAACCAAAGTCTTCGGCTGCTATCACTATATTTCTAAACTGCATCGTCTTCCAGACCTCCCTTGATTATACTTCTTAGTGCGTGATGCAAAGGTAGATCACCTATCATCACATACTTTTGTTTGCTTTCTGAATACCTTATACGTTGTGCCATCTCTAAGATATCACTAGGTATCCTACGAGTAGAGAGAACATTCTCCATCTCTATTATTTGGTTAAGTGTTATTGTCATTCGGCTTACTCCTTTCTTCCATAATCTCCGAACAAATATCAATTAAGAGTCTCGTTGACTCAGGTGGTATTGTAATCACCTCATTTTGTACATCGTGAGTGAGTATCAGTCTATCGTTATGTAGTAACTCTGCTACCCAACCACCACCTATATCTCTTTCAAATTTTGTACTCATGTTTTGTCTTCCTCCGTTACAAGCTGTGCTTGCTTCATTAAGTTTGCAATTAACTCTACCTTCTCAACATCGTTAGATGTAAAGTTATCTCCGTAAAACCAGTCACCAAAGTCTAGACTGTTCTTACATTCTTCAACAATCCATTCGGCTTGCCAAAGATTTATCTTTAGTTTGTGTGGTGTCTTACTTGTTATCATTAGATTACCTCCTTTAATCCTTGGAATATATGTTTGATTACTGCAACAGTCCAACCATTGCCTAGCATTTTGTACCGTTGTGTGTTGGATACGCCACAGGTATACCCATCAGGTACAGTTTGTAGTCTCTCACATTCAGTCACAGTGAGCTTCCTCCATGTCACCCCTTCATCCAAAGTTAGGTGATTGTTGTGTTCCCATGAGCTAGTGCTGATGGTAGGTGTCTTACCGTCTTGTGCTTTGAGTCCACCTTTGTTGTAGCCTCTAGCTTTCTGTAAGAT